CCGTAGATGTCGCGGGTTTCCCACTGGTCGTTCAGCGCATTGTAAAGGAAGACGCCGTTGTTGTTGTCCGCACCGGCCAGCGGGACGGCCAGATAGTAGCGGTTGCTATACCAGAGGCCGACCGAGTTCTTGAGGAGTGTCGCGTTGAGGTCGTCGAGCTGGTTGGCGATGGGATCGCTGAGAGGCTTGGTGTCGCCGCGTAGCTTCAGGTCGAGGCGGCTGTCGAGGCGGTAGACACCGGAGTCACTGAGGAAATAGACAAACTGCCCCGCTGTGGCGATAGAGCGGCGGGCCGCGCAGCCGACCTCGTCGGTGAGGAGCGTGAGCTTGCTGAGGGCTGTGTCGATGGCCGTGCTGGCGCCGTCCACGCTGGCGAACTGGTTGACCTCGGCCAGCCAGATCGACTTGCGGCAAAAGACGAGGAAGCTGTTCTCCACCCACGGATGCACCGCGACAACGAAGTCATTGCTGCCCGCGCCAGCGCGGAAGGACTGCCAATACGGATCGTAGGTATTGGCGTCGAGGATGTCCGAGATGAGCACGTTGTTTTTGCCGTCAGGCAGGACGAGGCGGTTGTTGACGTAGGTGCCCCAAGGTGTGCTCCGCATGGTCTTGTAGGTGGCCGAGAGTCCGGTCGGCACGCCTGCGGGGCTGCGGACGAAAGCCGTGGCGATGCCGTCCCAGTAGAGAGGCGCCTTGACGCGGCGGATGGTGCGGCCGCTGGTCGTGGCGTCTGTCGCAGTGCCGCTCGGCACGGTGATCGTGAAGGAGTTCGTTGAAATTGTGGCGATGTCATACTCAACGCCGTCAAAGGCAGCGACATTGCTCCCCTCGATGCGCACGCGGGCGCCAGCGGGGAATCCGTGGCCGGTGAGGTTGACGGTCGCCGTGGTGGACGCCACTGTGATGCCGCCGGTGGTCACGTTTTTGACAACCCAGTTAGGGCGCGAGGCATCGGCTTCGCGGAACAAGTAAAGGCGGTCGTTGGCCTGCGTCATGGAAATCGTGTCGGTCGGCTCGATGACCTCGTCCGGCGATGTCGGGTAGCCCAGCTCTTGAGGCAAGACGCTGATGACGATGGTGTCGCCGTTCTCGTCTACGATTTCCTCTCCGGTATCAGTGACAAGGAAGCCGCCCGCCCAGACACCGGCGAAGGATTGGTTGTCGTCAAGGAGGATGGTGTAAGCGCGGTCGCCGCCCGCCAGCACTACGATCTCGGCGCTCTGCACCTGATCGGGTGAGCGGTAGACGCTGGCCGCGAAGATGCCGCCGCTGTAGACGCTCTGCACGATCGGCGCGTTGGGCGCAGGGTTGAGCACAAAGGGCACGGTGAGCGGCGAGCTGGCCACGCTGATAGCATCCGCCATGCGCTTGGCGCCCTTGCGCGTCACCGCCACGCCGCGATCAAGCCGCATGTTCTCGCTCAACTGGAGCATGCCAGCAGGCAACGCCACCGGATTGATGCGCGAGGCATAACCAGCGAATCCGGCATCACCGTCTCTGAGGATGGGGCTTTCTAAGGGCATTTAGATGTTAACCCTCATACATGATGTTGACCGAACCGGCGTCGAAGGTGTCGGTGCCGTTGACTGTGGTTAGGCGGATGCGGTCGAGGGTGGCAGAAAGCGATTTGCTACCTCCCACAACCCCAACGCGCTCAAAGTTTGTGTCGCCAACGCACCCTTGGGCGATCCATGTGTTCGATGCGATGTTTGCAATAACCACGGAGCCATAACGAACCATACTGCCTGACAAAGTTGCGTTGCCATCTGTGGTGAACCCAACGCTCAAGACGCCGCTACCAGAGGTGCCAAATTGCGAAAGGCCGGTTGCCCCTACATATCCCGATGTCTCAATGCCCCCGCTGTCACCAAGCTGAATAATTACAGGCGAAGTGCTGCTCGTGCTAACCCCATTCAGCATCACCGTAATCCGCTTTACCCAAGACGGTATTCCTGTGAAGTCGATGCTGGTGCCGCTGGTGGTGTTTTGGGCGGTGGCGAGTGTGAGCGGCTGAGTCAGCATAGTTGGCGTCACCTTGGCGCTCCCAATCGCGGTCACACCGGCATTGCTGATCGTCACGTCGCCAGTCACAGCAACCTTGGTCGCCACATTGCTGCCGTTGCCAACGAGGAGGTTGGCGCTGTCGAGAGCAGCGAGCTTGCTGAAGGCGATGGCCGCCGCCGCATCAATATCTGCATTGACCAGTCCGCCGCGCACTACGGAGGCGGCGACACGCTTGGTCAGTCCGCTCTGCTCGATGACGAACTCGTCGCCGGATGCGAGGGTTGTTGCTTGTGTTAGTTGTCCGATTGTTTTGGCCATGTTAGGCGATGTCCTTTCTTGGTTGTGTTAAAACGTAGCTGACGGTCTTGGCGTTGTTCCTTTTCATCTCGGACTCAACGAGCGAGATGAAGGCGGGCCACTGGGCGGGCGGAAGGGTCTGGCAGCCTTCGCTGTTGGTGCGGGTGATTCCGCCGCGATGGATGTTGATGCCGAAGAAGCCGGTCTCCTCCTTGCCGCCGTCGCGCTGGACGGTGACTGCACCGCCTTGCACCAGAGCCTTGTAAGGGTTGCCGCTCCGAATGCCGTGCTTGCCCAGCTTGTAGCGGTAGACCCCTGACTTGAGCGATGCGTAGCCTTTGCCGATCTTTGGGTTGATGCCGTAGCGGGCCGGATCGACGTTGGCGTTGAAGGCAACGTGCGCGTTGGGCGAGACAAGGATGATGGCGTCGTCATAGATTCCGCGATCCTGCTTGCCCTTGGCGCCCATCGAGTCGCGGTAGTAGCCACGAATGCCGACCAAGCACACCGGATCGCTGACGTTGGCAGCCTTGAGCTGCTTCATCGTCTCGTCGCGCTTTTGTTGTGGTCGGCTCTTGGGGATCACTTGGTTGGCTCTTTGACAGTCTTAGGGTCGAATGTGACGGTGGCTTGCTGCTTCAGGAAGTCATAGCCGATGGTCACGCAGCCAGCCGCAGCGACAGCCCAGCTCACGGCGAGGATCACAACTGCAATGGCTTTTGTGACGCGGGCGTGGCTCATGGAGTCAGAGGCGGGCGGTGCCGTCTTTCGCTACCACTAATCCCCATGCAGCCATGAGACTGGCGGCGATGAGGCCGATGTCAGGGATAGTGCCGGTGGCAAGGAATTCCTTCGCGCCAGTCGCCAAGGCGATGAGGGCGGTGAGGATTCCGATGGTCGTTGTTTTCCAGTTACGCATAGTTTTATTTCTCCTTCATTTTTCTCCGAACATCGTGCAGCACGCTAATGAGCGTTGCCACGCCGACGCAAAATCCGACAAGCAGGCCCGCGATGCGCAGGCTGGTTTCCAAATGGGGCAGCATAGAAAAGACAGACGAGCCGATGGACGTGACGGTGCCGATGACACCCTTCTCGGTGGTCGTCATGTGATAGTGCCACGAGGTCATAGCCACACCCTCCGTTGCTGCGTCGGCGTCACGCTGTAGGTCGGCGCCGGATCAGGCCGGTCGTCGGTCACACGGAGATTCACATGCCAGCCGTCCAGCAGCGTGCTCACCGGATTCTCGGGGTCGGTGTTGTCTACGTCTGCCAGCACACCCACCGGATCAAGCGCATAGCCTTCTCCGCTGGTCTTCCATCCGGTCTCGCTGTCGTAGTAATCGGCCAGCGCGGTTTGCGCCGTGGCCTCGTTGGGGAACTTGTAGAGGTAGTCCTTCATGTTACGTCGTGAGTTGTTGGAGCAGCGTGTTGGTGAGGCGCTTGGGCCAGTAGGCAATTTTTCGGATGTGGCCGTTGATGTGAGACGAAACGAATTGACCGACATACAGGTGCGTTAGCCCGACAGGCATTGCTCCAGATGTATCTGCCGTCCCAAGCGTGCCACCGCGGGCGGCAATAAAGTCATTTGTCTTAAACGCTGCTATCAGTTTAATAATATCTGCGACAGATGGCGATGCACCGATTGACGAGTTAAAGACTTGTGATCCGCTTGCTTGTGATTGCCCCCGCGGAATTTGCGTGCTTCCGGTGGAAGCCAAAAACACCCTGTTATTTAAAGTGTCATCATCAACCTCCAAAACAATTCTGCTTGACGCTCCAGTTTGCGCTCCACTATACTCCGCAAACAACGTCCCCTCCGCTTGATTATAAAACGAAGAGATCGGCGTGTCGACCGCACAGTACGCGGCGCGGGTGGGGGCGGCGGCGGGCGTCGGGGTG